ATTATCTGTAAGAGCCAAGTTTCTACAAACTTCATTTGTTGGTGGAATGTAGATTTGAGTATTATTTACAGTATCTCTTACTAAAATCCATGGGTAGTAAGTTGCAGTGTAGTTAGAATCAATACCAGTATTACTCAAATTATCCACCGCCTCAGTTGGAGGTGTGATGTTATCGGTATTAGTTGGTAACAATACATTACAGTCAGGAGTTGTCACAATGTAAAGTGAGTCTGCTCTTTGGAAAGTTACCATATCGATAGCTTGTTCAACCAAGTTTGAGTTAGTCAAGTAGTCAATACCTGGTGTTGCAAATACGTTAATATTTACCGCCTCAGGGTTGTTGAATGTAGCAATACCCAATAGATATGCGTAATAATCAGATGTCGAGAACTCAGAGAATCCGTCTTGAGCAATCAGTTTGAACGCTCCCCAACCGTTAGCGAGTGGGTAACGAGTAGATTGACAAGCTCCTCTTTGCCATAAAGAACCACCAATTTGGTATCTATCGTCATTTGTTCTGTATTCACGATAGATATCCCATCCATCAAAACCACCTTGTACCAAGAAAGCAAATTTACGAGCTTGGATAGTGTAGTAAGGGTTAGCAGGATCTGTAGGATCTGATTGGAAGGACGCATCACCACAATCGAACGCTGGTGTACCAGCAGTAGGTCCTGAAGTAATAGTTACAACCGTCGCACCCGAGTCCATGTGGAATCCTTTGGTAATATAACCCCATGGAAGAGAATCAGCATTACACAAAGTGGTTGGTGCTTGTCTACCTTTGTATTGGAAGAAATCAGGGTCATAACCTACTTGTGAAGATATACCTAAGAAAGTACGTCTTACATTATCACCTGGAGATACAATTTGGTTTGGACCAAAAGGAATATTGAAAGGTGGATTACCAATAACCTCACCAGGAAAGTCATACGCAGTTTTGTATACAGGGAACGGAGGTTGTGCGGTAGCGTATGAACGAATAACATATCCCTCAAATCCACATGGAAGTGAATCAAAATCTGCTTTATTATTTAATTCCAACATTACGTATTTGGAAAGAAGTGCGTATTCCCCATCTGATGTACCAATTTTTACACCGATGTAACTATTACTTGTTGGGTCCATAGTACATTGGGTGAATTTCTCCAAATAAACAGGGTTCGAATCAGTATCGTAGAAACTTCTAATCCCTACGTCGAAGGAAGAGTTATTGAAAGAAATGTTTTCTATTGTAATTTTGATCTGAGCGTTTGCCCCATTACCATCAGCAATTGTGATAAATCTAAACAATTTATCAACTGTTGTTCCTTCTAATTCGGAAACCACCCAAGGTGATTCCGCATCTTGATATTTTTCGACGTAGTTAGCAATCGTTGCAGTATTTGGAGTATATCTCAATCCAGGTAAAGCTAATGGAGTACATTGTAAACCGCGAATATATCCTTGGTTGTAACCATAGTTTACCATGTTTTGGAATTGCTCTTCAATAAATAAAGGAACTTCATTTCTTGGTTTGCCGAAGTTAGAGACTCCAAATACTTTGGTGATATAGTTTGGATCACCAGAATTTATAGAAGTTGCAAACGCGAAGTCAGTTCCATCAGCGGTTACACCTGATAAGTTAAATGTTGCGTATGGATTGAACGTTATACCCGAATAGATACCTGAACAATCGATAATAACATCGGTTGTACCTGTGACAGTATAAGAAGGTCCGTGTTGGTTATTACCATAGAGTGAAATACCACGAGATCTCCAAGTAGCCACTACCAAATTACCCCATCCATCATAAGCAGTACCAGCATAGTTGAATACGGTACCCGATACCGTACCTGAGAAACATCCTGATGGACCAAAAGGAATCAACTGATTTACCACACCAAAGAACGAATAACCTGAGTAACCTGTTGTACCAGTCAAATCAAAATTGGAGTAGTACCAAGAGTCATCATTGGGTGATGTGAAATCAGCGGTAGATTCAGAAAGACCTGATACACCGAATATGTTAGTCGATGCTGTATAAGTTGGTGACAACGCATTGAAGTTAGCATCGGGAATAGTACCGAAGTATGCTGCGGTGTATCCCGAGGTCACTGGTAAATCAAGAATCCCCTGAAGGAAGTCTGAAATGTCTTCATTGATAGAACTTTCTCCTCCATTTAACATCGGATAAGGACTATTCAAATTACCCAAGATTTGAGGGGCGAATGCTCCGTCATTTGTTATAAAAACCTCAGTACCACCCGAACAACCTGTAAAACCTACTGAGAAAGAAGTTGAAACTCCATTCAAAGCAACGGTTGAAGGGTCAACGTTAGCCACCGTCAATAGTGACCAAGAAGGACCCGCGTCATAACCTGAAAGACCAAGGACACGAGTAACAAACAATTGGTTGGACTGTTGTAGGTAAGATTTAGCGATGTACGCCAATTCATATTTAGGAATTTGTGTGTTTTCAAATTTTTCAGGAAGAGTCCCACCGAAGAAAGATTCGAACTCATCGTAATTTGTTATAAAGATTGGCTCAAATGCGGGACCGATTTGTGTTTCACCAACCAATCCCAAAGTTGTGACACCCACACTTTGAGCTACAAAACTCAAATCTCTTTCAGAAGTATAGACTCCAGGAGATACGAATATTTTATTTGATACTGCCATTTTTTTTAAGGTTCAATAAAATTTATTTTTATTACATAAATATTCGGGAAAAACACAAAAACTTTACTTATTCTTTTCTATTTATAAAATGGGTAGATTTAATTCTACCTTTTTTCTCACTATGAAAAAAGAAATCAAAAATTTAAAGATATCCCCCGAGACTCATTCTGTTCTAAAAAAATACTGTGACAAAAATGGTTTGAAAATGTATAAGTTTTTAGAGAACCTTATTTTAGAGAAATGTCAAGGAAAAAAAGACATTTACGGAGAATCATACTAACTTGACTCCGTAGATAATTTTTGAAGGTTGGGTAATATCCGTCTGTGTAATATCCACCCTAAGGATCTCATTGGTATTAACCTGAATCAGATTTACATCCGTCCCGTAGAAATCGTTATTTATGTAAACATCATAACTTGATATGTTACCGATTTGATCGATAGAGAAATCTCCAGTATAATCAACTACAATAGATTTAGATGTTGTTCCCGCAGAATATATCATCGCAGTTTCAAATGTGTCAGGATTTTCAGGGAAAGATTTTTTCTTACTTTGTCTGACATTGTTTACTAACTCGTATGTGTTAAAGATTCTCGAAACCGCAGGTGCAACCTCAAACTCGTCTTCATCCAACAAAAACGCCAACATAGTAAATTCATAATTCTGAATATAAAATCTACGTCTTCCAACATCAACTACCGACTCATCGGTAATACCATTCATTATAATCGGAATATAATGTCCGTTAATTTGACGATAGGCTTGACGTGATGCAAAAGTCTGAATTACATTTTTATTAAATTCGTTCAGCTCTCTCATACGATTACTCAAGATTTTTACGTTGTATGTAATATCCACAGGAACTGGTTGTGGAATCTTATATATGTCCAATCCCTTTACATTACCGTTCCATGAAGGAACTGCCGCGTAAAAATATTCTTTACGATTCGGAATATTATAAATAATCGCTGGATTAGTACCATATTTTACATCAGGATTTCTAACTGTGGTAATAAATGGTAGTTGGGGATTTCCATTCAAATCCTGAAAATCCCAAGTCTCTGTAAATTGAGCCCAGTTCTGAGTTGTAATAATTAAATCTATTGGTTGGATCACAGAACCTTCCACCACCGTCCTCAAATCTTCTTTTACAAAATCCAAAAAACCCCTATCCAAATCAGCATGTAACAGACTCTTTGGAAGATATGTTCCATCTTCTTTGATGAAATCTAACAACTGTTCTCTCCTCTGAAAAAGAATCTTTTCAGGGGTAAGATTGATGTTGGGAATTATTTGTTTTTTTGGAAGTGCCATTATAGACCTCTAAATTCATTTTCACTAACAGGAGTTGCTGTGTATGAGAAGTAGAATTTCTTATAGCCTCCGTAGGTGTGTTTATTGTCGTAGTTTGGTGAACCCGCATCAACGATTGAGTAGTATCTAACTTGATCTTCAGTTATCCAATAACCGATATAGTCACCAAGTTGAATGTTCACTTCCAAATCCTCAAGTTCTTTTTGATATACACTAAACTTCAAGACACCAGGTTCGTTTTGAATCACCTTACTGTTACCCAAGAATTGTTCAGTTGCCTCTTCAATTCTAACATAGGCATTTATAGAAATAGGTGGAAGAAACTGAATTCCGTCTTTTTCAACTTCACCATACACATCATCGTTTACAGTTTTTGTTCTGTCCACCCTATATAATATTATTTGGAAATTCATATCCCCATCGAGCCATTCTCGACCCATAGATATATCCAAACCGAAATCTTCACTACCGAAGAACTTACCTAATCTTGTAATTGGAACGAGTTTCTGCATCATATTACTTGATAAATATACCAATAAACATTATCTTTTTCTGTATTGGAAGAACTGACAAACATATCAGCCGTAGGTGTTTTGGAGCGTAAAGCGTTAGAACTGTTGGAGAAGTACGATGGTGCCAACAATTATATCTTGCGATTAAAAACCAAAATGTTGGACAACCCCAAGTTTTATCCAACAAGGGCTCAATCAGAATACATCATCAATTTCCACTCAAGGGTACCAAAGGTTGCTAAAAAGTGGGTGGATTTAGATCCGTACTTTGCTCAGAAAATTGCTGATGACAAATTATTTACAACAATTCCACAACAAGTTTATATTGAAAAATTGTTGGTTGAAAAAGACACCTCATATCACATTTGGGGAAAGTTTTTTGAAAAAGATTTTGTTCACGACTTTTGGTTACCTAAAGTTGCTCTGATTAGAGACAACACTATAAAAAATGTGGAAATCGATTATTCGAAATATTCGCATCGTCCACCATTAGAACACCAAAAGGAGGCAATCCAAAAATTGTGTGAAAACAAAAAAATGATTTTAGCCGATGACATGGGTCTTGGAAAGACAACTTCTACCATCATCGCTGCTTTGGAAACAGGTGCCAAGAAAATTATGATTATCTGTCCCGCATCTCTGAAGATCAACTGGCAAAGGGAGATTGAAAATTACACTGATCGTACAACATCCATCATTGAAGGAAAGAAGTGGGAAGATGCCGACTTTGTGATTATAAACTACGATATTATTAAAAACTTTCACGATGAAAAAAATAAAAAA